CAGCACGCGACCGAGATCATGGTCGACCAGCGCGACGATGTCGCGCGCCAACGACCCGGCGAACGCATGAGGGGCGATGCTCTCGACGAAGTCGCCGATCCGCGCCTCGGTGCCGAAGGTGGCGGCGTAACCCTCCAGCCTTCGACCACGAACGCGAATCTCCAGCTGTGCGGCACGATGTTCGATCGCACGCCGCACCGGCCCGGCCCGCGTCGCGCATGCCTGACATAAAGATTTGCCAGCCCGTACCGTCACAGCCGGTTTCGGGTCGGGACAGGCCTGACACAATGGATGTTGTTTGAGCGTCACGCCAACACGTCCTTGGTCGCGGCAAACGATTTCGGATGACGCAACGCCACGTCGGCCGTCAGCATTCCGCGCACCTGTACGTTGCCTTTACTATAGGCTGTACTTTCGTAAGGGTTCACCAATAGGTCGAACTCACTCCAGAACCCGATCAGCAAGTCGGAGAAGTTTCCAAAAATCAGCGCGCTACACACCGCGCCAGAACCGCCCTTGACCAAGTTCGACGGCACTAGATTGGTGACACCGAGCGGAAAACCGGCAAGCTGGCCAGCACCGGGCGACGGCAGGATGAAATTGGACGAGGTATCGGCCGTGCTCTTGAGCGTGGTCGCACATTTGGCAACTACTTTGGGATTGGTGAGATAACCGAGCGAGCCTTCTGCTGCGTTGGCCTCAGCGACCGCCGCATAGAGCGCGACAATGTTGTCATAGGTGGGTGCGAGGCCAGCGGCGCCACCGGGCACGTCGCTAATGCCAGTCGTGGCGAGGATGCCAGTCGGCTCGGATGTTCCACCGCCAACCGCCGCGACACGATCGGCAGCACGAGCAAGAACTTTTGCGAAATCATCGCGCAACAGCTGCTCGACATCCGGGCTCGACTGCAAAATCATATTTCGGCTGACTTCAGTGATCGCGCCGCAGTGTCGCGGAGTCAGCGTTATCTGTTCGAACTTGGAGTCACCGGGTGAGATCGCTTCATTCTCGTCGACCCATGTGCCGGACGAGCCCAGTTTCAACCGTGGAATTGCGACGTTGCCTTGCAATCCGCTGAGCGTTCGCGCGCCCAATCGACGAATAACCATCGCCTCGCGCAACGCGTCGATATATTGACCAGCCATGTAAGCGGTCGGAATGATGTTGCCGCCGACACCATCGGCGGGCAGTTCGGTCGTGATCACGCGCCGCTCGAAAATTTTATACGGCGCGAAGATGCCTTGCGGCTTGCGACCGCCCGAGCGGCGTTCAAGTTCTTGGCTGATTTCAATCTCGCGACCAGCGTCGACATTCATTCCGGCTTGGTGGCCAATCGCGCGCAGCAACGAATACTTGCGGAATTCGGTTTCAAGCTTCTGGTCGGAATTACCGACCGGCTCGCCCTCGGTTCGCTTCTCGAATTCGGCGAGGTATTCGGCATTCGAAATATCGCGCTCGACCTTGGCAATCTCAGCCTTGCCAGCCTCGAAGGCGGACTGTTCGGCGTCGGTTAGGTCGCGGTTTTCGGTCGAGGCTTTGGAAATGAGGGCGCGGAGGGCGTCTGCCTTCGCGGCCCGGGCCTCCTTCAGCGAGGGCAGATGCAACATGGTGTTGGTGTCCTTTCAGTTGTTACTCGGGCAAATCCTGCGCATGCGCAGCATTTGAAAACGCGACCTGCTATCTCTGACATGCTCGTCTAAAGCTCTGGCCGGGTCGCACGGCCTTGCGAGACCGGCCTCAGTCGGCCGGTTGTCGAAACTGTTGACGCGCTTTCTTAAAATTATTCCGCACGCGAGGGGGTTGATGGTCCATGTCGGTGAGCTTGGCGAATGCGTCGAGGATTATGTGACCGGCCCACACCGTCATGACGATGCGAGCGGGAAAACTTTGACTGCTGACTTCGTCGAGGCCGCGCTTGGTTCGCGCCGCGACAGATTCGCCCTCGATGGCGGAAACGCTCCACGCCTTTCGGCCCTTCAGCGGCTCGCAGGGACCAAGATAAAAATCCACCAGCGCATTGTCGGGAGTCAATTCCCAGTGCGGTTTCTCGACATCGAACAGATGCGGCCAGCGCGCCTCAACGATCGCGCTCGCAAAGGTGAACGCCATCGGAAGCGGCATATTGGCATCGATCAAATATTTGGTGAGTGCGAAGACCGCGACATCGCCCCAAGAAAATTCCAGCCACGTGCCTTCTTGCACGATGGTCGGCCGCAGCCCTTTATGACCATTGCGCCTGATCCAGTGGGTAAGGCCAAAGACCGAAATGCCGATAGCGGCGGCAACTTCGCCTATGCGAATCTTGTGGGTCGACGACATCGCGAACAGTCCCTGTTTGGGTCGTTCGCTTAGAACTGTCCCTTTGGCTCAATCCGTCAACCCAGTGTTTCAGACTTTCCCAGTAGTTTATTGCAGGGCCGGACGATTCCCAGAATCGTCAAATCCGGGGCATCTATGATTGCGTTCTGATCGTGGTGCCAAGCGTATGGCGAGCGTCAGGCTTGATTATCATTCGGCGAGACCTGTTGACGTTATCGCCTTCGCCTCTTCATGGATTTTTACAAGCGTTTCCCAGAGCGCACCTGTCAACTGAGTCAGGTGATCAAGCTTGTCGCGCGTCGCTACTGACGCATTAGACTGAAGGCGCAATGTCCTAACAAGTTCTTAAGCAGGGTGAACCTGATCAGCCAGCCAACCGACAAGCATCTCAAGCCGGATGTCGACAGGAAGGCGCGCCATGCTATCGGATGATTCAATCACGTGGCCATCCGCGCGGCCATCTCCGGATCGCAAGCCCAAGCTCCTTATTCACGCGATGTTGCATGTCTTCATCGGCTTCGATCAAATCAGCGAGGTGATCGTGCTCATCGATAAAGTCGGCCATTTGGCTTTGCATGGTCTTCAAGAGCATTTCGAGTTGTTTCCAGAATTCCCGAAGCTCCTCTTTTGGGTCCGTCGCCATGATCGTCACTCCGCATCGACCGCCCCCGCGAAATTGTTCTCCTCTCTCGATGCATTTGGTCAACTCACGAATTATGAACTCGAAAACGTTGCGGACGAAATAATGACTCATGTACAGTTGAGCTGACGCACATACATTCCCGCACGCGATCGTCGCAAATTCTCGGCCGACTTCGCGCACCCGCCGCAACTTTTCGTGTGACCACTTCGCAAGGACCAGCCCGCAACGACCAATCGCTTGCCGCATTGGCAACGACAACGCCACAACGCCATGCGACTCCCGCTTGGCTTACGATAAGAACCGGCGAACTTTTCGACCTTGAGCCAGTGGCAGACTTTGCCGCGCATGTCTTTGACGCGAGAGTCGAGCACGTCACACCAACTCGACGAACGGTTGCCAGACCGGCTCGACCTCATGACGTTCGGCGATTCCGAGCGCCATTGCGAGCGCGACAAGCGGATCGATCCGACCGTGACTTTTCCGCTTGCTCAATTTTCTGTTTCCGGCCGCGTCACGTTCGACCACGGCATTACTCACCGCCATATTCATCACTGGATTATTGTCGTGATGGATTTTGCCATCCTCGACCAGTCGCTCCAACACGTCGACCGCTGGTGCCATGTCGCGGAATCCTTGGCCATGTTCGATCAATTCAACATCGCAGCCGATCGCGTCTAACTCCCTGCGAATGTCTTGAATCCGCCAGCGATCAAATGCCAACGCCTCAATGTGATACAGGCCATGCAGCTCGGCGATTTTCAGCGCGATAACTTTCGGATCAGTCGAGCGGCCTTCGAAGGTTTGCAGGTAACCCTGCTTGTGCCATGTCCGATATGGCATGCGATCGGCGTCTTCACGCTCGGCCAACATCGGCAGCCAGAACGTCGGCAGGATGTCGTAATCGCCGTCATCATCGCGAAACACCAACACCAGCGCGGTGAGATCGCGAGATGCGGCGAGGTCGAGGCCAGCGAAACAGGGGCGGCCTTTCAAGACTCTCCTGAATTCTGGAGAGTCATTAGGACTGACATTGTCAAAGCTAACACCGCATGCTTTCCAAAGCCCCGCATTCAAAAATTGCGCCATGCTATCGCAGCGCATGTTCAGGATCAGGTTCTTGAAACTCATCTCGGCGGCGGGCATGCGTTGCGCTTGCAACGCCAACCGCTTCACGTCTTCCAATGATCGGAAATCACCGAGCGCGGGATTCGCTTTCTTCCATGTGGCCGGTAACCACGGATCGTCGGTATCGTCGGCAGCATAGAGCGTCAAATGGAATGACGGGTCGACAATTTCGCCGCGATGAATTCGCAGGCCATAGTCGATCAGCTGGGACAACGGCGCATTGTCGTTGGC